ATCAGGTTATCCAGTTGTTTGAAGTTGTGCTTCTTCTCTGATGTGTTGTTACGCACCTGACAGAGTGAAGACTTGAGGAATGACTCAGCAGTATTGTCGCCAATCTTGATAGACATCCATTCACGATACATATCTTTTGAATTGAAGAATGCATCGAGGCCAGCGTGGATCTTGGCTGTTGATGAGTAAACATTCACATTGGTTGTATGCTTGGCCACTGTCTTAGCCACAGTGTCTGGCGATGTACAGCCATTGAGACACCAAAGGCGCAGACCCTGCGCTTGCATACCGAATGCCCAGCTTGCGTCATAACTGTTGAAGAATACAATCTGAAAGTGAATGTGATCTCCGACAGATGGTTCGATGACAAGATCGGGGAAGTCGATTGTGCCGCGCAGTTTCTTGCCATCCTCAAAGACTTCAATCCTCTGATTGTAATCTTTGCTGATGTTGGCACTTGATACAGCATCGAACACGCTGTTGACTACATCATCGTGACGAATGGCTTTGTATTTGTAGCCATGCACACCCAGCACTTGATTAGTATCTGTGCGTACAATGGCACGAGCCATGTTCTGTGGCACTTCAATATCAGGCTGACCTGATACAGTTGGTGTTGCCCACAGATCGTAGGTATCTACTGGGAAGTCCCAGTTATTCATTGCAAGATCGTTCATGTTGTCCTCCTTAGTCGATCGTTACAGTAATTCTACCTTCAAGGTAGTCACTCATGTTGCTATCAAGCCAATCGGTAATATGATCATTGATCAGTTCACCCAGATTGTTTTCAATGAAGTCACTGAGACGACCTTCAATGTCGTCATTGTGAGGCTCATTGTTCAGTTCGTCTTTGACAATGTTGCGTACATATTCCTGTACGACTTTATCTAGATCATTCATGATGTTCTCCTTTCGTCATGATCTTTCTTACCAAGTGTTCCAGTCTGCTTGTCTTTCGATTTTATCTCCGATTTTAAGCAGAACTTTTAGAACCTTTGGCTTCAGCATCTTGGTAACGATGCTGTCTTCATACAATGCACGAAGTGTTCGTGCTTCGTATTCTGTGAGATAGATTTTGTATTTAGCCATAATGTTCTCCCAGCCATACCATCAGACCCCAGATGTTATAGGTCGGATGGAAAAAGTTTGTGGTTGCGGCCATCAATACGACACCGCATACGATGCCCCAGATGATTGACCAGACTTGCATTTTTACCTCCTGATGCTTTTGTTTGACTTGCTCTACGCTGATGCGTGGGCGTTCTTGTATCCACTGATCAAGTCTCATTTGACATCTCCTATGTACCAAACACGCCAGCCTTCTTTGTTCTTAGACTTACGCATTACATATCTCATGTTACGATAACGCATTGCGTCACGAATCTTTAGTGCATCGGCTTCTGATTCAACCAATACATTTTGTCCAATCTCTAACTTATCTAGGAACGGATACTTGCGTGACTTTGGGTGCAATGGGATAGGTGTGTTGGATTCGATTTTTACGTTCATGATTGTCCTCCTTCACTATATATTGTGAGAGTAAATGCAAATTGTCAACGACTTAATTCACAACATATTGAGTTAGTTGATGTGTACCATTAGCCATTGACACTGCGATCATAAAAAAACCCAGAGGCCGAAGCCTCTGGGCTGTGAAGGTTATGCACTGTACCGTGCGATGATGCTCTCGAGAGCGTTGGCGTTCTGTTCGGAACGGTCATGTGCCTCGGGGAAGAGTTGCTGTGACGCTTCCTGCAGGTATGCGAGGAAACTCTCGGCAACCTCGATCTGGTCTCTGTTCCAAGCGATGTCTCTGTCACGCTGGAGCATCGCACCGTGGTCGATCTCTTCACGATTTTCGATGTGTGCAGTTACCGCATCCTGCTGAAGTTGATCGAGTTCTTCGATCTTTGCGACCTTGGATGCAATGTTCTTCTGGATGTATTTGATCTGACTCGACATGAACCACTGAATTTGTGATGCGTGTGTTCTGTTTGTGAGCGTGATGCCGTTGACAGATTTGATCAGATCTTGAGCCAGACCGTTGGTGGTTGTAGTTTTCTTTGACATAATGTTCTCCATAGGTTCTGAGCAGGACTACCCTGCCCTTCTAGAGTTTCATCCAGACATAGGCAGATGGCAAAAGGAAGGGTCGGGGCCTCCATGACCTCCAAGCGAGACAACGCACTGCTATCAGCCCCACGCACAATTACGCTTGGCAGTAATTGCTGGCTGGTGTGGCAAGGCCACGGCAGACAGGAATTGCGTAGGGCATGGATGGTGTGGCCGTGTTGGCGGCCCTTCCTTTTGCTATCTGAGCCAGCCTCGGGCAAGGCTGGTGGTCTATGTCTTGATAGAAACTCTTGGGCAGGGTGGGCCTGATCAGGTTCTATGGAGATCGTCAAAGAAAACTATGGCCGCCAACGGACTGACCAGCCTCAAGATCGGAGCAAATATGGCAACGGTATTACGCCCTTGCTTGTATCTATGTGCAGTGCTTGTGGTATGCTGAGTGAGCAAGGCGAACGGTTGCATACCCTGTGGACTGAGAGTGAGTTGACAAGCGATATTCACTGGTGTTAGATGGGGGGGAACACAAGGGGGGGCATTCAGATAGAGCATGACAAACATTGTTAAGTTAACGCCCAAACAGACGGCTCTTGTGGATACGCTTGTAGCTACGGGATGTTCGATCAAAGAAGCCGCTGGCCTTGCCGGATATGCCGAGGGCGAGAGCGGAAGAGTGAGTGCCAGCAAGGCTTTGCGGCTTCCTCATGTTCAGGCGTACATGATGCAGAGGGTCACTGAGAGCATAGGATTGAATGCTACAGTTGCGGCTAGTAAACTGCTTGCCCTCGCCCAAGGGGCGAAGTCTGAGTATGTCCAGCTGGAAGCCAGCAAGGACATACTCGATCGGGCTGGCTTCAAGCCGCCCGACAAGCAGATGCATCTACACGCTGGCGAAATATCTGTGAAGATAGATCTTGGCTAGTGGTGGGGGGTCAAAAAGTGGCCTACTGTTAGTTGCTAGTTGTCCCATTCAAACATTATTGCTCAAAAAAGCTCGATGCTGTACATTGTACGGTGTCGAGTTAATTTTTTTTGGTGAGAAGTCCGTTATGTGCATTGGTGGTGGAAGTAGTTCAGTATCTATTGGCCCTCGTGATACGGGTGGTGAACCTATTAAAAGTGCGTATGATCTGCCGCCTGAGTTGCAAGCACAGGAAGCGGCAAAGGCAAAGCCGAAGAATAAGGCCAAGTCTCTTATTCGCGGCGACGGCGGTAGAGAGCCTATGATTGGTGGCGTGACCTTTAGTGGCCCACAGCCTACTGGTCGTCCGATTGGTTCGAGGGGTTTGAGTGGCTTCCGTGACGCAGGTGGGGGTTTCTTAACATAATGGCAAAGTCACCAGCATGGACAAGAAAAGCAGGACAGAATCCCAGAGGCGGTCTGAATCAAAAGGGGAGAGCCTCTTATCGCACCAAGAGCGGCAAGAAGGGCAACCTGAAAGCACCAGTCAAGGGGAAGGCAGATACGCCAGAGAAGATCCGCAGAAAGGGATCGTTCTTAGTAAGGATGGGTTCTGCGAAAGGCCCGTTGAAGGACGAGAAGGGCAGACCGACTCGTTTGAAACTATCACTGGTCGCATGGGGTCACTCTGGTGATAAGGCTTCTGCGGTTGCAAGGGGTCGGCGGTTGCTGGCTCGTTACAAAAAGATGAAAGAAAGGAAACCTTGATGAAAGCCCCCAGCCTTATAAAGATTAAGAAGGGTGTCATGGATGAAATTAAAAAGCGTGACCCTAAGGCAAAACCTAAATTAACAAAGGTTGGCCTTGTTGATCTTATGCCACAAAGAGACGCAGATAGAATTAAAGATCTTGCAGATTTTACTGCTGAAATGTCTACAGAGTTTTCTGGTGATGGAAATTACTATGACAAATTAATTAAGCGCATGGCGATTGATTGGTTTAAGAAACAAAGAAAGGGAAGGTAATGCCTAATGTAGCTGGGAAGAAGTATGCCTATACCAAAGAAGGTATGGCCAAAGCAAAAAAGAAAGCAAAGTCTTTGTTGACACCTCAACAGCGCACTTTGCCCAAGGCTCTTCAGGAGCGTATTCTGAAGTCTAAGATGAAGGGCAAAGAGTCATGAAGAGCAAGTCTATGAAGCCAGCGAAAAAAGCCCCAGCTAAGAAGGCGGCTACCAAAGCCAAGCCAAAGCCAGCCAAGGGTAAGTATTCAAGGGGGTACTAATGGCAGTCAACGCCGCAGGAAATTATACTAAGCCAGCCCTTCGTAAGCGTCTTTTCAATAAGGTAAAGGCCGAAGGAAAGGGCGGTAGGCCGGGGCAATGGTCAGCGAGAAAAGCGCAGAGATTGGCCCTTCTCTACAAGAAGGCTGGTGGGGGTTATACAAACTGATGGCCCTAGCCCCTTCACAGAAATCTCTTCGTGCTTGGACAAAGCAAAAGTGGCGCACTAAGTCTGGCAAGCCTAGCACACAAGGTAGTGAGGCTACAGGCGAGAGGTATCTTCCCGAATCGGCCATAAAAAATTTATCTGCACAGGAGTATCAGCGTACTACCCGAGCAAAAAGAGCGGCCTTGCGTAAGGGCAAACAATTCTCTAAACAACCAAAAGACATTGCTAAAAAAACAAAGAAGCATCGCACATGAGTTTTTTGCACACCCTCTCCGTAGAAGAGAGAGATGTACTCCGTAAAGTGGTGAAGAAGGTTCACCTTGCTCACCACCCAGAAGAGTTCTGCACTGACTATGAAGCAGACAAGGTTATCTCTGTTATCGGCCCAGAGGTCATCGAGCGAATGATTAAGTTTGGGAGAGACAAACAGGTTGACCAACTTTAAGTACAAACCAGATGGTGAAGTATTAAAGGCGTTTATGAAGGACGACACCTTCTTTCGTGGCATTCGTGGCCCTGTTGGGTCTGGCAAATCCGTAGGATGTTGCGTTGAGGTCTTTCGCCGTGCTTTATTGCAGGAGAAAAATCCCGATGGTATTCGGCGTTCTCGTTGGGCGATTATACGAAACACCAATCCCCAACTCAAAACAACGACAATTAAAACTTGGCTTGACTGGTTTCCTGAAGATCAGTGGGGCAAGTTTCATTGGTCTGTGCCTTTTACTCATCACATTAAACAAGCCGACCTTGATCTTGAAGTTATCTTCCTTGCCCTTGATAGGCCCGAAGATGTTAAGAAGTTACTATCACTGGAACTTACTGGCATCTGGATTAACGAGGCTCGTGAAGTCCCGAAGTCGATCATTGATGCTTGTACTATGCGTGTTGGTCGTTTCCCTTCTATGCGTGAAGGTGGCCCTAGTTGGTCTGGTGTTATAGCAGATACTAACGCACCAGAGGAAGATCACTGGTGGCCAATCATGTCGGGCGAAGTACCCATCCCTGATCACATTCCTCGTGAGCAAGCCAAGATGCTGGTTAAGCCAGACAACTGGAACTTCTATACCCAGCCTTCTGGCATGATTGAGATTCTTGGTGAGGAAAGCGAGGTCAAAGATTATGAGCCAAACAAGTCTGCCGAGAATCAAAAACATATGCTTAAGTCTTATTACCCGAACCTTATTCGAGGAAAGACTAAGAGTTGGATTGATGTATATGTAATGAACAGGCTGGGTGCGGTGCAGGATGGTAAGCCTGTGTATCCCAGCTTTGTATCTGAAACACACATTGCAAAAGAAGAGATACCAATTGCTGATGGTGTGCCGCTCTATATTGGGATCGACTTTGGCCTTACTCCTGCCGCAGTCTTCGGGCAAAAGGTAAGAGGACGGTGGCTCATTCAATCAGAAATTGTTGCCATTGATATGGGCATCGTCAGGTTTGCAGAACTGTTGCGGCAAGAGATTGCAACACGGTTTGCACACCTTGAGGTACATATCTATGGAGATCCTGCTGGTGACTTCCGCGCACAAACTGATGAGACAACTCCGTTCCAGATTCTTAGGGGTGCTGGCCTCCGAGCATTTCCTGCTCCTTCTAATAGTGTTGATTTGCGGTTGGAGTCTGTGGCTTCTTCTCTCAATAAGATGGTCGATGGCAAACCAGCCTTTCTTATTGACCGTAGGTGTCCCAGCTTGATTAAAGGCTTCGAGGGTGGGTATCAATATAAGCGCATGGAAGTGTCTGGCGAAAGATATGCTGACAAACCAGAAAAAAATATGTATTCTCATATCCATGATGCTCTTCAGTATTTAATGCTTGGTGCTGGTGAAGGGCGGCAGTTGATGTCTAACCACAAACCTATCCAAGCATTTAATGCTAATAAGGGCTTCGATGTATTTTCAAGAAGGCCAAAGCAAAAACGCCAAGGTCTATGGTCAAGGATGTAAGATATGTGTGTAGGCCCACTTAAACCCTCATCGCCACCACCGCCTCCGCCTTCTCCTGAAGTTGAGGCAGAAAAAGCAATAGAAATGGATAAGAGAAAAGCGAGTGTGCAGGAGCGTGTACGACAGCGTTCTCAGCGTATTCGTGGTGGTACTGGCCGCCGTTCTCTTATTACAGGATCTGGTGGCGGTATGGGTTACTATAACGAGTATATGTAATGATCAATCAACAACCGATTGCGACAGGGTATAGCGATGACAAAATCGCTATGCAGTATCTAAAAAAGTATGAGAAAGCTAAGTCTCTGCGTGAGAACTTTGTTGATCTCTTTGAGGAGTGTTATGAGTATGCTCTTCCTCAAAGGGAATCTTTCTATCATGAAGCAATCGGTCAAAGGCGTGATGACAAGATCTTTGATGAGACTGCGGTAGTAGGTGTGCAAGAGTTTGCCTCTCGTCTACAGCAGGGGCTTGTACCTAACTTTGCTCGTTGGGCAGATCTGATGGCTGGATCTGAAGTGCCAAATGAAGAGCGTGATGCCATTGATAATGAGTTGGATGAAGTCACCGAGTATGTGTTTGAAGTAATTCAGAACTCAAACTTTGGGCAAGAGGTACACGAATCTTTTATGGATCTTGCTGTAGGTACTGGTGTATTGTGTGTGAATGAAGGAAACGCAGTCAACCCAGTATCATTTAGCGCAATCCCTCTTCCTCATGTGGTTCTTGATTCTGGCCCTGATGATCGGATTGATCATGTTTATCGTGAGCGTAGTGTTCGTTACTCGGACATCCCTCATATGTATAAGAAGTCTTCCATCTCGTCTAAGCTACAAAGTAAGATCCAAAGTAGCCCTGATGAAAAGACAAAGATTTTGGAAGTTGTTTGCAGAGATTACTCTGTAAAGAACGAAGAAGTTTATTTGTTTTTTGCCATTGAAACTGGCTTGAAGCAGACTATTGTTAATGAAACATACAAGGGTATTGGCTCTAATCCCTTTATCTGTTTCCGTTGGTCAAAGTGTTCTGGTGAGATTTATGGGCGTGGCCCATTGATCAACGCTCTCTCAGCAATCAAGACAACCAACCTGACCATCGAACTTATCCTCGAAAACGCACAGATGGCCATCAGTGGTATATATCAGATGGATGATGATGGCGTTGTTAATCCTGATACAATCAACCTAGTCCCCGGAACTGTAATACCCAAAGCCGCAGGATCTGCTGGCTTACAGCCGATTCGTGCCGCAGGTTCCTTTGATGTAGCAAATCTGGTACTCTCAGATATGAGGCTTAACATCAAGAGGGCCTTGTATAATGATATGCTTGGCAATCCTGACAGAACTCCCGCTTCTGCCACAGAAGTTGCAGAGCGTATGGCCGACCTGTCAAGGCGTATTGGTTCTGCATTTGGACGACTGCAAGCTGAGTTGGTTCAGCCTGTACTTCAGCGCGTAGTATACATTCTGAAGAAGCAGGGTCGCATTGAACTTCCTACTATTAACGGTAGAGAGGTAAAGGTTCGCTCTGTGTCTCCATTGGCACAGGCACAAGCTAACCAAGACATTACATCTGTGGCTCGATTCCTTGAACTTGTACAGGGACGCTTTGGCCCAGAGATTACAAACATTCTCATAAACTCGGAGGAAACGGCGGTGTACCTTGCTAAGAAGTTTGGTGTGCCTGACAAGTTAGTACGAGATCTTGAGGAGCGTAAGCAGTTGGTTGCTATGGCGCAACAATATGCCCAACAGCAACAGCAGATGACTCAACAAACTCAGGAGCAGTTAATTGGTAGCGAAGCACCACCTAGGTCTTGACGGACACCAACGCCCCAAAGAACAAGACGAAATTATTTCTAAGAACATAGCGTCACTCTTCTCTACCGAACACGGCAAGGAAGTGTTGCGCTATCTGCGTTCAATTACCATAGAATCTGTACATGGCGCGGCTGTATCTGATGCGGAGTTGCGCCATATGGAGGGCCAGCGATATATTGTTGGTCTAATTGAAACACGCATCAATCATGCACATAGGATAAAGCAAAATGACTGAACAAGAAACCGTCACTGCTGAACCAACAGAAGCGACTCCTGAAGTTGCGGTTGAGCGTCCTGAATGGCTACCAGAAAAATTTAATACAGCAGAGGATCTGGCTAATGCCTACTCTTCTCTGGAGGGCAAGTTAGGACAAAAAGAAGAAGACTTCCGCAATGCATTTATGCAAGAGATTGAGAAAGAAGCATATGCAAATCGCCCTGCTTCTGCTGGTGACTATGAGTTGCCAGAGGGCATTGATGAATCTCTTGCTACTGATAACGAGTTGTTGCAGTGGTGGTCTAATCATGCATTTGAGAATGGCTTTAATCAGGAGGAGTTTTCTGAAGGCATCAATATGTACATGAATGCCATCAATGCTGATGTGCCAGACTATGATGAAGAGCTTGCCAAACTTGGTGATAATGCATCTGCTCGTACTGAAGCTGTATCATTGTTTGCCAGCAAGACATATCAAGGGTCACAGGTTTCTGCTATTGAGGGGATGTGCGAAACAGCAGAAGGTGTTATGGCTCTTGAGACTATTATGGAAGCAATGGGTCAGGCCGCACCGAGTGAAGCCGCTACGCCTACCTTGCAAATTACTGAAGATCAGCTTCGCTCGATGATGCAGGATGAGCGTTATCACAATCCAGCAAAGCGTGACCCAGCATTTGTGCGTCAGGTAGAAGAAGGCTTTAAGAAGATCTATGGCGCATGAGATAGCAAGAGTTGGCCGATTGTCACTTACTGATGCTGTTGTTGAAGACGCTAAAGCAATTAAGGATGAGTTGAGGTTTTACGATCAGAGAGAATGCATGATCCAAGGATTTGCACCTGATCAAGCCTTGACTGATCCTTTTTTTGTAGATGGTGCTAGAAACTTCACAATCAAGTTTGATGATAAAGTAATCGGCATTTGTGGGACTGTGCCTGTAGATCCTAAACACGCAAGAGTTTGGATGCTTGGCACAGATCTAATTACAATGCATTGGCGTTCTTTTCTTAGAGGGTCAAGGGATGTTGTTGAGATTCTTCAAGGGCATTATGAATGCATAGAAAACTTTGTGCCTATAGACCACACGCACACAATAATGTGGTTGCAGTGGTGCGGTTTTGAAATAGACGAAACTATGTATGAAGTGTCGAATCACACGATGGTAAGATTTACTCGTTGCAAAACAGACAAAAATAATGTTTACTATCTAACGAAACGGCCTGTAATGCACTGAGCGGCCCGAAAGGACAACCGCAGTGAGGATGCCAAGCAGATAACCGCAGACACCCTAAACCTACAGAAAGGACTGTAAAATGGCTAACACTATTGATGTAGCATTTATTAAGCAGTTTGAGTCTGAGGTACACATGGCTTATCAGCGTATGGGTTCCAAACTGCGGAACACTGTTCGTATGGCAAACAATGTTACTGGCTCAACTGTTCGATTCCAAAAGATTGGTGCTGGCTCTGCCTCCACCAAGTCACGCAATGGCAATGTAACTCCTATGGAACTGGCACACACGCAAGTTGAAGCCACCATGGAAGATTTCTATGCCGCAGAGTACATCGACAAGCTCGATGAACTGAAGGTCAACATTAACGAGCGTCAGGCTGTCGCTCAGTCTTCTGCCGCCGCACTTGGCCGTAAGACTGACGAAATCCTGTACACTGCAATGGATGCTGGTGCTAACGCAACCCAGATCAACGACACTGCTGGTGCGCTGGTTCTGGCCGACATCCTGACAATCTTCGAAACCTTCGGCACTGCAAACATCCCTGAAGATGGTGGTCGTTACCTTGCGATGCACCCAAAGGGCTATGCAGATCTGTTCAACATCACTGAGTTTGCTTCTAGCGACTTTGTTGGTGAGCAGAACCTGCCATTCGCAGGTGGCATGACCATGAAAGAATTTATGGGCTTCAAGGTGTTCTCAACCTCGGCAATCACTGCTGGTAAGAACATTGCATACCATACTTCCGCAATCGGTCTGGGCATCAACTCTGATGTCACCACTGAACTTAACTATGTACCAGAAAAAGTATCACACCTTGCGACATCAATGATGTCCATGGGTGCTGTTGTTATCGACAGCGATGGTGTGTATGAAGTTCTGGACAACAACTAAGAGGAGTAAGAAACAATGGCATATTCAGCATCTGGTCTTACCCTTGTTGGCGGTTCTTCTGCACAGCGTATGTGGATCTACACTAGCGCAGATAGTATCGCTGATATCAACACCGAGGATTACTTCCTTGACGCAATCGGCATGATTAACAAAAACGATGTCATGTTTATTGTGTCTTCTACAGGCGGTACTCCTGTTGTAAGCACTGCTTACTGCAATCAGTCTGATGGCACTAACATTGATATTATCAATGGTGTTGCTGTCACCAACACTGATTCTGACTAAGTGAGGTGAGGGGGGGAAACCCCCCTCATTATCCCCATGGCAGTTAGCAGTACACACGCAAATTCACCGATTGATATTTGTAGCCGTGCCTTAATTTTGATCGGCGCAGATCCAATCACTTCTTTTGATGACGGTACAACCGAGGCTCTTGTCTCGGTCAATATGTATGAGGACATTGCTCGTGCATCGTTGGTGAATACACGGTGGCGGTTCTCAACAAACCAAGCTGTTCTTAACCTGCTTTCAGATGCGCCTACAGGGCGTTATGATCGTGCCTATCAGTTGCCAACAGGTACATTGATGGTACACGCTGTTACGGTTGAAGATCTGCCTATTGAATATAATATTTATGGTAACAAGGTCTATGCTGATACA